ACGAAATGCCAGCCTTAAACTATGATCAATATCTCGCTTTGGCGCAAGCCATTCGGGATAGAGAGAAAATAGTTTTTCCAAAACCGTTTATCAGAGACGGTAAAATGATCACCCAGAAAGTCTTTTCATATGTCGGCGGGAAATCGCAGGGCCTCAAGAATATTCCAGTCTTATACAATGACAGATATGGCCCAGCTATAGATCTTGGATACGCTTATTTGATCAGTATGCCCGGGGTCTAGAATGGCTGCTTCAGTGAAGCTATTGTTTGTACTCAGATATTCCACATCGACGGTGAAGATACGGATCCAGATTTTGTTCATGAACATTCTGTAACGCAGTAGCTCCTGTAAAGACTTTAAATCGCCATCGGCAAAACAGACTTGGTCAACATTGAAGCAATTCTAGATGTGCTGAAGACCACGTATGATTATCAATCTGAACTCTTTCTAGACATGGATCCGTAGATACAGTGGCTGATGTAGAAGATTGACAATCAGGAGAATTGCCCACCATTCATCAGAGCAGTGCCATCAAGTATTACAGAGGGATTGTGGCACGCCTTCCTCATCGTCCCTAAACATGCCAATAAAGTTTATATTAGGGACTCATTTGAACCTCTCACTTTCTCCAGTGATCGCATCTTAAAAGATGAAACACAAATGCGGAACCATTCAGCCGACGGAAGAGAAACAATCATGGATGCCCAAACAGCTTTAAGAAACTACAACGCAAGGCTTTCGGCATTTAGTGATGCTAACAAGAAGGGTCTGGAGAAACCTTTAGAGGTTTTCGGCGATGTCATGTACACCTTCGCTGAATCGTTAGTCGGCACTGATCTGGCTCCAGAGGTAACGGGCTGTTGGATCACTCAGTATGAGAACCATGCTAACGGAGACCATTCAAAACTTGCATGGGCTCACATGCTGTAAATCGCAATTGATTCTGCTGCAGAAGTTGGCGACTTCAAAGTTGTTAAATGATTATCGCAACTCAGAATCAAGAGAACAGAAAAACCGGCGTATCAGCCCGAAGAAGAGGAAAAGATGACAAAAGAAGAGAAAAGAGCCGCTCGTTTTGAGAATCCTTGAGTGTCTAAGAAATTGGGAATTCAAGTGCCTAAGAAAATGTTCTCAAAACGACTCTTGACCGCAAACCCATCAGACAGAATCAAGATGATTATGAAAGCTGATGTTTTCCAGCAATGATTGCTCACAGATCCGACTCTCCTGTTCAGAACAAATTTGAAAACTT